AAGATAACCTTTAGACCCATTGCAACTGCCGGCGATAAAGGTGATTTGAATTCTAATGCTAGCTTGACTTACTTAACGATACACAAACTCTAAACCCTCAATAGTGACTTTTATTAATAATCGTACTATTTAATTGAGAAAATGTTTTCTAGGAGATCAATCTATGTCTAATATGCTAGAGCAAGCAATTGCAGATGCCGCTGCGTTGCGAGAACAGGCAATCAAAAATGCCGAGCAATCAGTGATTGAGAAGTACTCAAGCCAAATCAAAGAAGCAGTTGAACAAATGCTCGAAGTAGAAGATGACCGGATGGCAAAGGTCGAAGAGACCTTGAATGAAGTCGAAGAAGAGCTAAACGAAGAAGAAGTTCCTTCCGCTGCTCTCAACGGTGCCGAGCAAGGCGCAACCATCGAAGCTCCCCCGTCATGGGACTCTCGCTATGATGATATGATGACAAGATTCTCCGCTCTTATCGACAACCTCCCATCTGACGACACCGGCATGATTGACTTGGATCTCGGCGACTTTGAACTGGAAGCTGATGAGAAAGAAGCAATGGCTGACGACACCACAGAAGATATGCCTCAAGAGCCAGAAACCACACCAGAAGCCTCAGAAGAGACTCCGGAGGGTGAAGACACCGGTGCTGATCTTGGAGGCCTTGATGACCTATTATCAGAGCCTCTACAAGAGAGCGAAGAAATTGATATGAACTCTCTTGCCGAGACAATTGCTTCAATGCTTCAAGAGGAAATGGAAATTGATTACATGCCTCGACCAACCGGTCACATCCAAGGCAAGACAAGTCCAAACACCGTCCGTGAATACGAGATGGAAGAAGTCCTCGAGGACCTTATGGAAGAAGAGTCCGAGGAAGAAAGCGAAGACGAGAACGAGAATCCCGTCGGAGCAGTAAACGAATTACACGAGACAATCGAGACCCTTACCAAACAGAACCAACAAATGGAATCTGTCCTCTCCAAACTTGAGAGACACTTGGAAGAAGCTCTTTTGTCCAACGCAAAACTTTTATACCAGAACCGCACTCTGGGTGATGCCTCCCTGAATGAGCGACAAAAGTCAAAAATTGTCGAAGCCATCGCGAATGCGGAGTCAACGAAGGAAGCAAAGCAACTTTTCGAGACACTCAAAGCTACAGTGGGGTCCAACTCATCAAAGAAAGGTCCACAATCACTGAGCGAGTCAGTCAACAGAAGATCAAACCTAAGCTCTATGCTGAATTCAAGACAAAACATTAACGAAAGCAAGTCTGCCGATCCATTCATGGAGAAGATGCAGAAACTTGCAGGCATTAAAAAATAGGAGTTATTAAAATGTCTATTATTGAAAAATTGACGGAAGGCATCGTCAACCGCAACATGCAAGCGGAAGGTGCTGCACTTCTTGACAAGTGGACCAACACTGGTCTTCTCGAGGGTCTTGACGGCGCTCAAAAGCAAAACATGGCTGTTCTTCTTGAGAACCAAGCAAAGTCATTGCTGAAGGAGGCTTCAACTCTTGCTAATGGTGACGTTGAAGGTTTCGCAGCTGTTGCATTCCCAATCGTTCGTCGTGTATTCGCTGGATTGATTGCAAATGATCTTGTAAGTGTTCAGCCGATGTCTCTACCATCTGGTCTGATCTTCTTCCTTGACTTCAAATTCAATGAAACTCGCCTTGGAAACACTGCTGATAAATCAATCTATGGTACTGATCAAGTTGCTTCCCAAATCACTGGTGGTGTCGATCTTCTTGACTCCTCTACAAAAGCTGGATTCGGTGGCCCCGGTCGTGACGGTTCAACTGGTTACGCTTATGCTTCTCCAACTGGTTCGAATGCTGCGATTGCCAACACTGAAGGTAATGCTCTTGTATTTACGTTGGATGGTGCTGTTTCGGAAGCTAATGCAAAATATATCTTGCATGATCCAGACCTTTTAACAATCACTGATGATTCTAAAAAAGTTGTTGTTATTGATATCGAAAAAGAAGATATTACTTCAACAATTGGAGATCCGGACTTTGACAACCTTTCAGCTTTTGTATATGCAACTACTGACATGGTCGCAGATGTTACTGCTGTTTCAGCTACAACTGGTATGACTCAAATTCGTCGTCTTACTCAAAAAGTTGCTGCGTCTGATGCTTTGACATCTAAAGAGGCTATCAGATTTGTTTATACTACAAACTCAGGATCTGCTGCCGTTGCCGCTTCTGCTGTATTAGCTAACCAAGTTGCTGCTGGTTTGATCACCATGCCTATGAAAGATCAGATTGATGCTTCTAGCAATGCTGTTGGTGCTGTTGTTGGTGACTTGTTCCCATTGGAAAACAATGTTAACATTCCAGAAATCGACATCAAGGTTGATTCAATCGCAATCACAGCTCAAACCAAGAAGTTGAAAGCTAAGTGGACTCCTGAATTGGGACAAGACTTGAACGCTTACCACAACATTGATGCTGAGGTTGAGTTGACTTCTATCCTTTCTGAGCAAATTGCTCTTGAAATCGATCGTGAGATCCTTTCTGACCTTGTAAATGGCGCAACTGCTGGAACTTTCTACTGGTCTCGTTCTCCGGGTCTCTTTGTTAACCGTGAAACCGGTGTTGAAATTGGTGCATCTGCTGCTGCTCCTGACTTCACTGGTACTGTTCGCGAATGGTATGAGACTCTTGTTGAAACCATTAACGACGTTTCTGCTCAGATCCACAGAAAGACCCTTCGTGGTGGTGCTACTCACATTGTTTGCTCTCCTGAAGTTGCTAACATCCTTGAGTTCACCTCTGGATTCCGTGCTAACGTGACCGCTGATGCTGACCGTGGAGACATCGGCGCTGTTAAAGCTGGCTCTTTGAACCGTAAGTTTGACGTCGTCGTTGATCCTTACTTCCCGCGTAACGTTGTTTTGGTTGCTCGTATCGGATCTTCTTTCCTTGAAAGTGGATATGTGTATGCACCATACGTGCCACTGCAAACTACTCCTACTATCTTCGGGCCAGAAGACTTCGTACCTAGAAAGGGTGTAATGACCCGCTATGCGAAGAAGATGGTTCGTCCTGATATGTACGGATTGGTTGTTGTTCGTGGCCTCCTTGGCGAGGACGGCGGTTCCTAATCATTAACCTCTGGTTCTTGATTAAACCAAGTGAAGCCCTCCTGTTTTCAGGAGGGCTTTTTCTATTTCTGAACTATTTAATATGAATTTTATTTTAAGGAGACTACGATATGAAGCCAAAACAAAAAAGATTATTGGCTAAGAAACTGTTAGCAGAAAAAAATAAAGCCGCAGAAGCAGAAGCAAAGCGTTTAGCCGAAGCAGAAGCAAAGCGTTTAGCTGAAGAGAAAGCTCGCAAGGAAGCTGAGGCAAAAGCGAGAGCAGAAGCTGAAAAGAAAACTGCTACTAGGAAGAGAGCCACGACAAAAAAGAATTCGGAAGACTGATATAATCATTCAACCAATCTGCCCCGACCAAGTGATCGGGGTTTTCTTTTCGCCTGAACTAATTAATGAGACGGAGGATTACTCATGGCTTTCCCTACCCTAACACCCACATCAACTCAATCGGCAATCACACTCCCAGCGACAGGAACTGTGGGAGATGTTCAAGCATCGCTTGCTATTGGGTTTTATACCAGTGCTGCTTTCAATGCTGGAGCGGCTGCTCAAGTTGCCTATACCTATAAAAGATTGGGAGGGGATGTTCTTGATATTGAAATCAAGGCTGAGAATGTCTATAATCACTACGAGGAGGCCGTCTTAGAGTATTCTTATATCGTCAACCTACATCAAGCGAGAAATGCCCTAGGCAATGCCCTAGGAGGTCCTACGGGGTCGTTTGATCACAAGGGCACCGTATCTGGTACAGACGATGTTGCTCTCAAATATCCAAAGTTTCAATTTGACTATGCCTTCCGTAATGCCGATAAGTTCTCTTCAGAAGCAATGGTCGGAGGAACTGAGCCAATCTACTCGGCATCTCTCAATAGAGTCTCCAATCAATCAGATTACGACCTTCAATCAATCGTATCTGGTTCTCAGTCAGGTTCAGCGTGGGATGGAATGGGGAACAAGAGGATCAAGATCCGTCAAGTTTATTATGTAACACCAAGACAAATGTGGAGGTTCTATGGATATTACGGAGGACTCAATGTTGTTGGGGATTTCCATAATTATGGACAGTATGCCGATGATTCAACATTCAATGTTATCCCAGCATGGCAGAACAAGCTTCAAGCTATCGCATACGAAGACCATCTCTATACACGGACTTCTCATTACTCTTATGAGATTGTAGACAACAAGCTTAGACTCTACCCAACTCCAGTCGAACAGTCTCCAGAGAAGTTCTGGTTCAGATTTTCTGTTGAGGACAATAACGCATTTGCTACCGGCTCTTACGATAGCGGTGTCGAGGGTATTAACAACATGAACACTCTTCCAATGGAAAATATTCCATTTGATAAGATTAACTCAATTGGGCAACAATGGATTCGTCGATTTGCTCTTGCTTTGTCTAAAGAAACTCTCGGACAAATCAGAGGAAAGTTTGGAAACTCTGTTCCAATTCCTGGAGATAACGTTACTCTTAATGCCGGTGAACTTTTGACACAAGCAAAAGAAGAACAAAATACTCTTCGTG